GTTGCATCGTAAGCTGCTGGCCCGTGAAGCCTCCGGCTGGTGCGCCAGCCACTGAGGTGGCACCCGCATCAATCGCGGCGTTGGCCGCCTGCATTATGGTGAGCGTTTTCTGCAGTTGAGCCTCATAGTCCTTAACCTTCGCGATCGCGGCGTCGATATCTTTCGGCATGATCGATTCGCCAGTGATCTTTTCGAAATCTCCCTTCACCTCGTCTGGCAGCTTTTTATAATCGTCGCTCTGGTATTGCCGCATTGCTATGGGGGTATTCTTGTATTTATCCAAGTTGTAGACGTCTGCGGTCGTCGCTCCTTGGGTCAGGCGTAGGTAGCGCTCAAACTCACTGGCAGCGCGTTCGTATGATTCTGCAGCCGCATCCCCGAAGCCCTTTACAACTGCCTCGGACTGGGTGATGACCTCACTCAACAACAAAAATTTTTCGTAGGCATGCGCGACGGACTCTCCCATGTGCACGAGGATGTCTATGGCACCCATAGCTATAAGGCCAGGTCCGATCATCCCGATGGCCCCGGTCAACAACTGGCTCTGCATAATGGCCGCCTGCATCGCGCGGGGAATGTGAAGCCCAAGATCGTCATTGAGCAAGCGGATATTTTCGCGCGCGCTCAGTCCATGTTCGCCAATTTCGTCGAGTCCCGCTGCGGCCTTCGCACCAGCGGCCTCTCCGGCAGGCCCAATAGCATTCAGCTGCGCAACCACCTGCTGCACAGCCTCAGCCGCGTTGCCGTCCGTCACATTGATCGTTATCTGCACAGCCTGGCCGGCCATCTACTCACCTCTCCGCACAAACTTCGTTCCACACTTGCAGCAGCTAACGGCAAACGGGCTGTCCTGCAGCGCCCCGCACACGCCACATGGCGGATGGTTGCGCTCAAACTCGCGCCGTGCCTGCGCCACAGCGACAAGGCCGTCCGCCTCGCTCAGTGTCCAATCCGTTGTGGCCACGCCCACTTTCTTTTGCTCCTCAAGCCACAACAGAAACTCGGCGCGCTTGTAGTAGCCGGGTGAAAGCGTCAAGGGCGGTAGCGAGCCAAACATGCGCTCGCCGCTGCCCTCGTCCGCGTCGTCCAGCGATCGCGACACACGCGACTCCACAAAGCCGCGCTCAAGCAGTTGCCCAACTGCCTGGCGCAAGCCTTCGGCGTCGCGCGTGACGTCAATAGTCATTTATTCCTCTTCATCTTCTTCAATCGCCGGCGTTCCAGCGGAGAAGAGAGCCGCAATGGCCGCAACCTTATGGTAGGTGTCCATGTGCCGCGCAATCTGCTCCCGGCCAACCAGCGCCACGCCGTTCAACGCGTAGCCGGCCACACTCGCAATCAGCTCGTCATAGAGCGTTGCCAGCGTGCGCTGAGCGCCGCGGTAAATCGTCATGCCCTTGCGCGAACCGCCTACGATCTGCGCCCTGCTGTCGTCGCGGCGATAGCGCTGATATTGCTCCGCTGTTGGCGCCTCGAAGAAATGCACCAGGTTCTTGAACCTGCGCATCAAGTCTCCATCGCCCGCGCCCCACACACACCACAGCCTCACCGCCTCAGCCATCATGGGCTCCTGAAAGGCGCTCTCTGCTGCTTCCGGAACATACGCTGAGGTGAGAACGTTGGCGATCGCCAGCTGGTGAGCCAGCGGCGTGGATCCCGCGTTCGCGCCGCCCTTCAGCGACTCGCCAACCAGCTCAATGCCCGCTGCGGTGGCGTCCCAATGGTTCTCCACCTTGTTGCCTTCGCGCTTCGCCGTGGATACGATGCCGTCGAAGTATTTCAGCCACTGCGCTTCCGCAATCGGATTCACGAAGTAGGAAACGATGGCGCTGCCCTGGCGGATGGCAATCTTCCGCGGTAGAGCGAGATCGATGAATTGAAGCGTGGACATGGAAGTTCTCCTTGGGTTGTGGGTGATTGTCTTTGCCGATATGCCCAGGGTGGAGAACCCCGCCGTGCCTGAGAGCCGCGTAGTGTGCTTGCTCTCGACAGCCGCCGTAGAACGCGGCCGTTATTGCATTAGGAGGAAAAAGGCCCGAGCGCCCGGTCACTGACGCTCGGGGGAGCAAGCTTCAGGCACCGATCAGATAAGCGGTGGCCTGCGAGTTGGTGATGGCGGCCGTGAGCACTCCCGATCCGCCCTGGTTAAAGATGGTTGTCTCATCCGCTTCGATCTGCCAGATCACGTTGTTGCCGCTGGCGCCCAGCTTCGTGGTCTTCAGCTCGCAATACGGAAAGTCGAGATTCATGACAGAAGTTCCGCTGGTACCGGTGAAGTTAACTTCCTGCAGCTCGTTAGTATTGAAGATCGGCCGGATGTCTTCCGTGCTGTTGGCCGCGATAGTCGCGCTGAAGCTCACCTTGCGCAGCCCCGTCAGCGGGAATGCGCCGTAGAGTCCCAGGCCAGGCGCGGTGTGGTTCTTCACGCCAGTTGAGATCTTCACCGTGCCCTGCATGAAGCGCCCGATCTTTGAAACCGCGGCTCCATGTGTGCCCACCGAGAACACCACATCGGAGCCCAACAGATAAGCATAAGATGCAGGCAGCGCCGGCAGTGAGGAGATTGCGCCGTCCACCCAGATGCCCGTCCCTAAAAAGCTCGCTTGGATCGAGATCGGTCCGCGCGGCGGGATGGTGATGGTCAACTCCGCCAGGCCCATGTCTACGAGCGTCCAGAGCACAGCCGCGGTGTCCTGCAGGTAGATGCTGGCGGCCGGGGCCTGCACAGTGCTTTCGTCGAAGGCGATGGCATGCACATAAGGGCCGGAGCCCGTGATCACATCCTTGCCCATGGCGAATGCGAGCGCCCAGCCCATGATCCAGTCGTCCGCATCGAACTTCACGCTAAAAGCAGAATCCCACCCGGTGAGCTGGCCCTGCGTCGCAAATTCGGTGCCCTTGCCGGCCAGCGCCTTATCGCTGTAGCGCGTCTGCTTTAGCTCGCCCACCGCTTGGCCGTCAAACTTCTGCCGGCGGCTCATGCTTGCGCCCGCGATCGCGGTGTTGTAGGCGGCCTGCTTGTTCGGGCTCAGCACCAGGTTGCGTGCCGTTATCTTCTGGTACTCAAAATTGTATGGACCAGCCATCAGTCACCCTCTCCCGGCTCTTGATCGACAAGCGTCCGCAGCGGCTCAGGCAGCGCGGCAGCATCATCGTCGAGAACCTCTTCCAAAATAGGTTGCCCTTCAAACAATTCGTTCTTCAGCAAATGGTTCCACTCAAAAGCACGATCCACTTCCTGCGCCTCGCCGGCTACAAAATGGAAGTGCCGTCGTGCGTTGGCCCAGCCCACCGTGCCAGCCGCGCCAGCCATCTTCAGCCCAGCCTCGCTCAAGCGGATATTCACGAAATCAGGTCTCGGCCTGGGCATTAGTTGTCCTCGTTTCCGGCAGCCAGCGTGCCGGGGAATTGCGCGATGCCGCACACTTCGATGGTGACAATGTAGATCTGCCCCACGATGTCGTCCGGCAGCTTGTTGATGCCCTGCAAAACAACAGGCTCGGTGACTGAAGTGTCAGCCAGCGTCAACCGCGCTCCGGCTATCAGCGGAAGCACCAGGGCGATGATAGACAGTGTCGCCGTGCGCTGTGCTGCCTTGCTGGTCAAGTCCTCGGCCGCGCACCAGATCTCGAAGATGTGACTCGTGTCATAAGTGAGCCACTGATTGTCGCCCTGGTTCTTATACTCGGTGCTCACATAGCGCTGGCGTGCGCAGGGCATTTCCAGCACCAGCTGGTCATCGTCGTTGATGTCCTTGTCGCCGATCGCGCCCACATTGATATTTGTGAGGCCATTGCTCAAGGCATTCAGCAGCGCCTGTTCCACATCACCAGGCAAAACCATCGAAGCCGGCATCAGTTGGCCTCCAATCCGGAGGCACGCGCGCTCTTGCGAATCCACGCGTCGGTCATCTCCTGGATCCGCGCCGGATCTTCGGGGCGGAACACCAGGTATGGCCTGGCTGGAATGTTCTGGTGCCGGTCGTGCGCGCCAATTTTGGCCACACCGCGCTCGCTCGGCCCCACGCGCCTCATCCGCACGGTTTGCATCTTGCCGTTCTTGTTGCGGATCCGCGCTGTAACGTAGCGGCCGCCGCGCGGCCCGGTAAAGACGATGCGCTCATGCTCTCCAACCTTGACGCGCGCTTCGTCCATCTCTCTGGTGCGCGGGCCGAATGTGCCGCCGCGATCGCGCGAGCCGTATTGCTGCACGGCTGCATAGGCGAGGCCTGTGCCGATGGTCAGCACGTTGCCGTCAACCTGGGGACGAATCGAGTTGCGCAGATTGCCACTCAAGATGAGCAGCTTGTGGCCGGCTCGCTTGTAGCGCTTCTTCGTTGACTCAGCCAGGGGCGCCCACGATCCGGCGGGAACGCCTTGTTCCCGGAAGGTCAGGTAGATGCTCTTCAGCATCCCGATGCCGATGATATTCAGCAGCTCCGCCTTCGCCTGCAGGCTCAACGCGAAGCGCTGCAGCGACACCGTAACTTTCGAAGCATCGGATTCGATGACGATGCTGCCCATTACACGAACCCCTCAAGATTGCGATCGCTGAACTTTAAATGCCGGTCGCCTTCTGAAATCGTTGGGCCAGCCACCGAAGTCTGCGGCGTGTCGCCCACCGGTTGATCGAGTGAGGCGCGGCCCGCCGCCACGTCTTTCAGAAACACGATCGCATCCTCATAGCCCTGGCGGATGATCTCGCCATTCCTAGCATTACGCCGGCGCCGGAACAGCAGCCACATCGCGATATCCAGCGTTTTCCCCTTCACGTCGTCGCCGGCCTGCAGCGGCGTCTGGTAGCGGTCGCGGCAATAGCTGTCGACAATCCCAGAGGCCTCTTCCAGCGCGGCGCTCACACTCGTTGTATTGACCGTGGCAGAATTGTCGTCGCAGGTAAGCTGCACCAGCTCCGCCTGGGTAAGGCGGAGCGGCGTCAGATCGGATTGTGCGGCGTAGGCCATAATAACCCAGGTGACAGTGGACAGCTAAAAACTACTTCGCCGGCTCGATGACCTTCGACTTCAACAGCGGCGCGGCGTGTTCTTCGCTGAGCTTCACCTTATCGCCGCGACGGAATAACTTTGCCTTGGGAATCTCATCGTCGGCGTGATGCAGGTTTGAGAGAACGGTGTAGGTTCCCTTCTTTTCAGTTGCTGCGGCCATCGTCTTTCTCCTTGTTCGGATTTGTGAAAAGGGGCGCGCCGGTTATGAGCGCGCCCCTCATGGTGCAGTGCGGTTTGTATTAGCCCTCGATGGTGCCAGGGATGGCGCTCATCGGGAAGTTCGAGAGGTTGACTGCGGCCAGGATTGGAATGCCGGTCTCGACTGCTGTCACCTTCAGGCCGTAGTACCAATCCACTGACTGGATATAGGTCTTGGTATCCAGCTCGGGATCGATCCATTCCAGAACGCCATAGCCGTCGATGGTTCCCGGCGCTCCGGGCATCGCCGATCCCCCGCCGCCAGGCCCCTTGCCGCCAGCCCAGACAAATGTCTTGCCGCAGCTCACATCCTCGCGATCCGGATTCGGCTTGCTATAGCCAAGGAAAGCGTTTGCGCCCCAGATATACGACGACACGTTGTCCTGGTTCATGGTGATAGCGCTGGCCCTCACCACATTGCCTGGCTGCAAGCCAAACGCACTCGCCATCTGATCGAGCGATATGTTGCCGCTTGGATTGGTGAACTTGAAACGCTCGATCAAATCAGGATGGTTTTCCAGTGCCTGCGCGACTGGATCGCTCAAGATCAGCACCATAAGGTTGTCGGGCACTGCGGCTTGGCGCAGGATCGCCTTATAAGCGGTCATCGCCACGACTGGATGCGAGGTAACGTTGGCTTCCGTGTCGTTTGCCGGCGTTGTGATGTAGCTATCCCACTGCGCGCCGCCGCTGAGTGTTACGCCGTTGGGGAAGTTTGTGGTGCTGAGCGCCATGGTGGCGATCTCGTTTTCCCGCGCCCGCCGAATGCGGCCGATCAGGTCGCCCGTCAAGTGTTGCTTGGTGCTGAAGCCGAGACCCTCGCCGTACGCTTCGCTCTCAAACGGGACCTTGCCCTTGAGCGCGTGCGAGCGGCAGAAATAGGTGTCGGTCGAGTAGGAGCGCCGGATCTCGGTGGCGCCGCCGCCCGGTGCACGCAGCGTGGATCCGGGGACGCGCAGGTTCTGCCGATCCCAGATCACATACTGATAGCTCTGGCGGTCTACTGGGACTTTCGGGAAGATGCGATCTCCCGCCAGCGGCACATCGTCGTCCGCGAATTCCTTCGCAAAATTGGAGAGCGCTGTATTTAACGCGCCCGCCGGCATCAAGCCTACATAACCGCCCATCGCTTCTTCCTCCTGATCTCCGCCAGCGGCGGAGATGCTTTATTCAAGTCAACAAACTATCGAGACCCAAGCCCGCGCTTAAGAAAGGATTGCCGGGGTGGGGCCGCTGATGCTCGCCGTAACCCAGAGCAGATTTACGGCCTCCAGCACCACAGTGTCACCGACTGCCGCAAAAGTGATCACATGCTTGGCGCTATTGATACCGTTGGCAGCCGTGGTCACCGTATGCGCATGAGCGGTGCTCGCGGTGAGAGTAAGCTTCGTGCCGTCCTGTGCCGCGGTGGGCTGCACCAGCGTCATTGCCAGAGCGCCAGCGCCATTGATTGCGGCCGTGCCACTGGCGGCGGGAATCGCGCCGGCTGCCGCGTAGTAGGTCACTGGGTCGCCTTCCAAAGTGAGCGCCATCCCGACCATGCCGAGCACAAACACAGTGGCAAACGAGCCAGGCGAAACATAGGTCTGCGGTTCAAGGGCGACGGCAATCACCGGCTGGCCAGGTTGCGCGGGCACCAGCTGGCCGCTGGCGTTGGTGGTCAGCAACTGCAGCGCGGTAACGCTGGCGCCGATCTGAGCGACGCATTCACCAAATTCGATCACCCTGCATGGATTGTTGACGTTAATTGCGTCCTCTTCCAGGATGCCGACTGCAGACGCAGCGAGCGCCATTATCAGGACTGCGTGGTATTCATCGGCGCCGTAGGTCACAGCCAGGCCGCGCGAATAGCCGGTTACTGCCGCAGGCAGCAGAGACTCGAAAGCCTGAACACCCTGACGGCCCTTCTTCTCGATGTAAATGTTCGCCATGTCATGCCCTCCTGGGGCTTGTTACCGAGATCGGAGCCAGGGAGAATCGGGGCTTCCCTGGCATATTCCACTTTCCCCGCCGCACGCTGGCCTGACCCGACTCGCGGAATTCGTTAGACCGCGCCGCCCGTGGCGGCGCCGGTGCCCTGCCACTCGGGATGCTCATCGGAGACTTGCCGAAGCGCCTCGGCAAAGCTGATGCTCTTTTCCTTCTGGAGCGCCCTGGCCGCGTCGGTCAGCGGGTCGCCGGTTGCGCCCTTGCTGCTACGGCCGCCAGGCTGAACGTCGCCCACCAGCTTACCGCCGGGAACAATCTTCGGCAGGCCTTCAAGGAACGTCACCAGCCCTTGCAGCGGCGTCACCTGCTTCTTCTCCGCGCCCTCGCCAAACTCGACGGTCGTTGTGGTTTTCGCCAGCTCGTCAAAGACCAGGCTCAGCCCCATCTTGTCGAATGCGGGGACCCACGCGCCCTTCGACTTCAAGTGCGTGATAGCTTGGGTGGCGCGCTGCTTTACTTCGCCACCGGCCAGCGCGGTTTCGCGCTCGGCAAACTTCGCGGTGGAGCTCTTCAGGTCCGTTTCAAGCGCAGTAATCTTCGCCACCAGCGGGGCCGAGGCCTCGGCTGCGATGCGCTTGACATCGTCTTCGCTGAAAATCTTTGGCGCAGACAGGCTCGCGCCCACGCCCAGCATTGATAAGAAGGCCTCTTTGAATTGCTCGGCAAAAGTCTTTTCTCCAGCAGCCACTGTTCCATCCTCCCCAAAGTCCACCGTGATGAACTTCGATCCGTGATCGTCAAATGCGACGTCTTGCAAACCCTTCACTTCCGGCGGCTGCGCGCCCAGCCACGCCACATGCCGCAAGCCGGTGACTTTTCCGTCGGCGTCGCAATAGAACGCCGCGGAACGCTTCTTAAACTTGCCCGCCGCGCGAGCCTCGGTAAACTTGGGATCGGCCTGGCGCTCGCGCGCCATCAGCGTGTTCCCGTCCACCATCAGTTGATCGATCCACGCATACGCCGGCTTATCGTCGGCCGGATGCCCGATAGTTGCGGGCGCTTCGTGATACGTCGGATCGTAGTTGCGCACCACGCGGCTGAGATCTTCGGGCGTGATTACGCCCTTGCCGGCTTTCGAATAATCCCCAGCCCGGAAGATTTCAATCCACGGCCTGGGCGCTTCGGAGTGGGCCTGGCTTAAGTGGTTTTTGCAGAAGTCGCTCGTGTCAAGGCCAGCCTCCTTCGCTTTTGTCGCAATCACGCGGGCCGTTGGGCCTTTGGCGCTCGATGGAAGATCGGTATGCGCGAACATGTCCAGCGCGGAATTCACATGCTGCTTCGTATCCAGCGGAAGATGCCAGCTGTCCGGGTCCTGTGGATCGCCCACATACGCGAATTTATCCGCAGTCAGGGGCGAGCCGTCCACCGTCTTGATCTTCGCTGCCATTGAAGCCATCTTCTTCCTTCTATCTAAATGCGCCGTTACAAGCTAACGAACTGGCGCTTATCGGCGAGTTCCCGCGCCAATCGCGCTACGCGGCCTCTGCGAACACCTTGCCGAATCCCGGCTGTGGAACCTTGAGCCGCGCCAGCAACGGCAGCCTTCCATAGCCTGGCTCGCTTGCATCTTTTGGCGCTTCGCTGGCCAAAATCGGAATCACGCTGCAGCGGCAGTTGAATCCGTTCGGCGGATAGATCTTGCGCCACACCGGATCGTCGGCATGCGCGGCAAAGCCATCGAGCACCGCATGCTCCAGCCGCACGCGATCGTCGCCCACGGTCCAGTACTGCCACACCGGCAACACACTCACTGTTGCCGCGTCGCTCATCTGCTCGTAACGGCCCAGGCTATAAGCGCGCTGCATCGCTGTGTTGAACGCGGTGTCGAGCGTGAAGGCATTCAGCTCCGCTACGCCGGCGTCGTCGGTGATCTGGCGGACGGCCGCTTCAAAGTCCTGCGCGGTGCCGCCCTTCTGCGCCACGTCGGCCAGGGCATCGCGAATCTTAGTGATGAGCCGAATGTCGCCCGTCGCCGCCAGCGTGAAAGCGTCGGAGCGATACTGCGCGGTGAGCCCGTTGAAGATTTCCTTGGTTACCGGCGTCAGGTCTGCGATGTATTGCGCCGCGTCGTCGTTGGGTAGATCGGTGGAGAAGCTGCCATAGAGATTGTCGGCATCGTCGCCTTCGTCGAACCGGCGAAAGCGCGAACTGGCGGAGATGGGAATGACGCGGCCGCTCTTGCGATGCGCGTGCTTCACAATCTGCACGCGCCCCAGCAGGTTGCTCGCAGCCAGGTGGCGGGCGAGCTGGTGCGCCACGCGCTCCTGGATCGCGTCATCGTGGCCGGGAATGATATGGAAGCGCAACGCTACTCTCCCGAGCCCCCGACCGGCACGACGCCGGCGACGATCTCCTTGGCTCGCTTGGCGTAATCCGTCGCCACTTCGCGCTTGAGGCCGTTGAAGAGCTTGTCGAACTCGGCAAGCTCCTGCTCGGCTTCCTTTTCCGCTTCGGTGAAGTTGGTGGTTGTGGTATCGCGGAGCGCCACGCTTGGCGCGCTCACGTTCGGCACCAGGATGTCTGTCGGCTCCTCGCCGTTTTCGCCGGCCGTCAGCGGAATCTCAAAGCGCTCGCTCACATAGCCGGCGGTGATTTTCTTGCCCAGGCGCTGCACTCCGCTGACCACCGTCAACGCGGCCTGCAGATCGTCGCCCTGCTTCACTTCAATGTCCCAGTGAGGCACCAGCGCATCCGGGCCAAAGTTCCAGAGCACCAGCGGCTTTACCAGCTGATCGTTCACTACGGACATCACAGCCTTGGCCACAAAGATCGAGCGCTGGTCTTTGGTCTCGGAATGCGTGTCACCCATTGCATTCGAGCCCTTGCCGCCTTCATTGCCGAAGCTGGTCAGCGTCTCACCCAGCACGCGGCGAATAATCGAGTACTGCATTGCCTGGAAGAAATGTTCGTAGACGTCGGGGTTCTGCGCCCTGGCCACCTTGAGCAGCTCCTGGTCGTACTGGAAGCTGTTGGGCACAGCCACGGCCGTGTTGTCACGGATCGATTGTGCTATCTCCACAGCCTTGCGCCGCTCGGACGCGTTGTCGGCGTCGTTGTACTTCACCACAACAGTGCCGGGCCCCTTCTCCGCGAACTGCAGCCACAGCCGTTCCATATTGCGCTTGAACCAGCTCGGCCAGAAGACGCCCTTCAGCAGCGGCCGTCCCATGCGGTCGCGGCTGCGCTTGCGATAACTAAAGGTGAGAAACTTCTGTTCCGGTACCGGCGCGCCCTCGGCCGCCCACGGATTGTCGAGCAGCTGCAGCGGCCCGGTCTGCGGATAGTAGCGATTGCCAAACAGGAAAAGCTCCTGCGGACAGTCGTTCACCTCGCAAAGCGAGGCCTGGCCCATACTCACGTCGAACACCAGCTCCTGCACGCTATAGCCATAGGAGACGGCATCGAGCACGCAATCGAGCACTTCATCGAACTTGACCTTCTTCAGCTCCGCCTCGACAAACTCCTTGGTATCCACGGCGGCCGAGTCGC